TTCCACAATAATTCTCCCGGTGTCTTTTCTGCTGCAGAACATAAATTCCGCGCCATATTGCTCCTGAATCGTGCAAAGGGACTTATATAACTTAGGTCCTGTCGTTGAATAAGGACTTCCGTTATAATGCTCATTCTCCCAGAAATATACGTCTTCCATCGTTCTGACGTATGGTTCTCCTTCGCACAAAATAATCAGGCGTATACCATTCTCCTTAGCCTTTACGAGCTCTCTTCTGAAGCGCTCATGTTGTACTGTCACGTCCCCGTTTATTTCGTTGAGGCCGATTTTCGTGTCGATGGACAGTGTTATGTATGGGAGGAGATCGTCGGCCTTTACCTTCTTATCCCCCTTTTCTATCAGCTCCATGATCCGGCTGTCTGCCAGTACATAATCACCCACAGGCAGCTTAAATCGGATCACTTCCACTCCCAGCTTTTCCATTTGGCGGTTCTTATATAGGTGCTTTCCAACCTTCTGCTTCGTGTCCTCTATGATAACCATAGATCACCTTAGTTGAATGGAAGACCTGCATCGTCCACATCATCTGGGATATTCATAAAACCGTCTCCTATTGACGTGGATCCTTTAGAATACTGCGATGTGTTTTCATTCAGTGTCCGGTCTGGCGGAACTGGTACCCCCTTCTCGATTGTTTCCACGCTCCTGAAGTAAAAGCACTTGACAGACATTTTCTCTTCACCCTTTTGGTTGATATACGGCTCCCGGCCAAACACTGCGCCTATCTTCTTGTCGGTAAATGAAGCAGCGAACTTGTCACCCCAAAGAACCTGAAATCCCTCGTTCGACTTTTCCACGCTGGTTGTGAACGTTTTGAATCCCTTGTTTGTATTGCCTTCGTTATCATATACAAGCTGGTAGACAATGCAGCCCCACTTCTTTTCCGGCCTTATATCTTTCCGGAACTGCTCCGCATAGTAACCCGGCTGCTTGTCTTCTGGCGCCGTGTCCAAAGAGATCTTCAGCATGTCCTTGCCAGTCTTGCTCGTGGTTTCCTCGACCTTTTTAATCACCATAATGTGGCCGCCCAGTTCCAGCGGCACAAAATCACCTGCGGCCTGTGTGTTGTCATAGTTGTTCGGTTTCTGCATAATTGTCCTCCTAAAATTCTTCCAGTCGCTTTATTACTTCTGCTATATCGTTACCAATTTCCTTTTCATCTTCTCCGAATGCTCCGAACGGCGTCTTTGCTGTACTTAGATTTGCCTGTGTTTCGAATACATGGCGACCATCAATAGTTTTGGCCAACAGGACCGTACCAAATTTACTCTCCAGAGTGATCTTGTCCAGCTTGCGGCCTGACGTTTTGATGCGGGTAAACATAAATCCATTATCATCATGATCGGTCTGGGTATGTGCAACAAAGATCACTGTCATGTCATCCCGCATAGTTAGAGCATAATCCACAATATCGTAAATACTCTGAGCCAGATCCTGCCACTTATCGTACCCCTTTTCTTTGCACCGGCGCATCTCGTCAGCCACCATAATACCGTTGATCGTATCAATTACAACTACCTTAAACTTTAAGCCAGCAGTAACTGGCTGTTTTTTCTCGTCCAGCTTCTTTCCATTCAGCCACACTAGCAACGATTGGACTATCTGTGGGAAATCAGTTTTTGTATAATTCACGCTTGGAATATACTGCTCTTTCCAACCTTTCCATGAAAGACCTTTCTTGTCGCAGTCAATATAATATGTGGTTTCTGGGTCCAGGTTACGCATGGAAGTGGTCTTCCCTGCTCCAGAGTCCCCCATTACACAAAGCACTTTTGCCATTATCCAATCACCTCCAGCATCTTATCTAGCTCCCATGAAAATTCCATATGTACCACACCGTAATGACAGAGCACATCCACGGAATCCTCCAGGGTAGTAATCTTATCAATTTCAAAGTTTCCCCAGTTTCCGGCATCTCCGCATTCCAATCGGACAACCTGTCCAACCTTTAAATCTTTCGCTTTTACCATCGTTCAATCCTCCAAAAATTGCGCGGCCTCCATTTTGGCCATCAATGTCAGAACCTCATGCAGTACATCGGACTTGGACGAATATATTTCGCCGCCTTTGCTGTTTTCCTGATCTGTCAGCTGCTCTCTCAAACATACCCAAAGCCTGTGATAATGTTTCTTCTTTTTCATGGCAGCCTCCTTACCAGTCCACATCGTCCGGATTGATCGGGCCGGAACTCTTGCAGCGTTTCGGTCTGGGTGGGAATGCCGGCGGTACTGCTTCTAAGCCGATAGTACGGTCATAATTCCCCATGAGCTCGTCCATCTTGCGACAGAGCTCGATCTCCCTGGCCTCTAAGGCGCCCTTAGCTACCATTACGATAGCGGCCTGACTCTCTTTGCTTAACCCGATTTCACCACTGTTAAGCGAGATATTCTCGCCCCAGCCGTCTGAAATCAGCAGGCGCATAGGCTGCCCTTCCAGCTTCTTAATTGCTTCGCGGCAGAGATCAATCGCCTTCCTGCAGCCTGTTACATCTTTCATAAATGCGTCCATACGCTGTGTATTCATTTCCATCTTGCACTCCGTTTCTCCCTCTGTTATAATAAGGGTGTAAAATTGTTAGTAGTTACCTTGATTCCCCGGCTGTTCCCGCAGCTGGGGTTTCGTATTTTTTGTAGATACGGATCTTGTCATAATCCGGACTCCCTCTGTCAAGAAATCCATTGACTAGATTACATCCCTGTTCATGATGCACCCACACGTCTATATACGGCTCACCGTACTCCACGCACCATTCATAGAGCAGGTCCGTGATCGCCCCCAGATCTTCCTTCTTTTTACTCATTCTCTCACCTCCCCAACCCTATGCGTAACCACAGGTTGTCCCGACTTCCAGCCATTCCTTTTCACCATAGTTATCATAGCGATATATACGTCCACTCAAAGGAGTTTCCGCTATCACCATGAGACAACAGCGTCCCTGAAACTGCTCTGAAATATCCGCCAGTGTCAGATATTCTACAGGGCTGTCGTCCGGTTCGTATTTTTTCCATACCGGCTCCAGCACGATATGCTCAGGCCCTTCTTCAGCGATATCCTCCTTGCAGCACAGGACAATAACCATATCGTTCATGCTGTCAAAATATGTTTCTTCGGCATTAACTCTCTTCATTGCCTTTCTCCTCTCTCTCTTACAATGCTTCCAGTGAAGCGCAAACTGCTAAAATGATAATCACTCCGGCCACAAAGATAACCGCCGGCATCAGCCACCGCTCCGTTATTTCCAGCAGGCGAGATCGGCTGTCGTCCTCGAAGTCGTCGAGGTTGTCAATGTACTTCTGCATGTCCATCACCTCCCACTGCATGTCCATCAGTCCCGGATCACCCGGGAGTCTGCACTCTTTTGTATCCCGCATATGACATTGCTGTATCCTGTAACAAAATTGCAATCTCTGCTCTTTTTTCTTCTGAGAGAGTATCCATCAGGACGTCCTCTCCGTCGATCTCGATATAATTTTCAATGATCAGTTCTTTTGCCATATCACCACCCCTCTCTGATAGATTGTATGTATGACTGGTTGTACTTGTTTCTGCCTTTTTAAGCTTATAATCCTAGCATGGATACCGCCGGCTCTGCTCTATGCAGCGGTTACAGTATCGGCAGGTGTTACAGGTTTCCCCACCCATTTTAGGCCACCCCGAGGTCTATCTGTGCATTTGCCTCCTTGATTAGTTCCAACAGATACGTAGGGGCTTCGTAGCAGTCGATTAACTCGTGAGCATCTGCGATATACTTCCGTTTCAGAGCCTTGTAGGACTTCGGCCTGCCGGTATCGTCATAGATACCAAACTCACGCTTGATCTGGTCATAGATGTCCCGATAAACCTTGGAGCGGATTTCCGTATCCTGATAGGCTTCTGACTGTTTTCCACCCAATACCTGTACCCCCTTGCGCTTCACGTGGTTGGAAAGTTCATCTGCTTCGGATCCATAGAGAGGAATGTCAAATTCCAGCTTGTCCATGCGGGTGTCGATCTGCTGAATCTCCCTTTCGTGGCGGTTAAGCACCTCCACGGATTGCTGAAGGATTTCGAGCTGGGTGAGTGGCTTCTTGGCCTCAAAATAGGTATCCACCAGATGGTCGTATACTTCCCATGCTTTATCCGTGTTAAGTGACTTTGCATGGAGGAAAGCACCTTTCTCTGTCCAGAGGTACAATGTATTTAAGTTTGGCAAAAGGTCAATTTGTCCGTTTGCTCTGAAAGCCTTTAAATCGTCACCTTTCAGGCAGATGAAGTGCTTCCCTTCCATGTATCTGTCTTTGTTGCGGTTAAAATTCTTTGTTACCGTATCTGCGTTAGCCCCATACGCTTCCGCTAACTGCTGGGTGGTTAGCACCCTGATATTTCTGTACTCAATTACTTTTAAATCGTTCATGCTTCCTCCTTTTCTTTTTCTTGTCCCACGGTTTCCTCTTTTGCGAAATACTCCACCGGAACGTCGAAATACTTTGCCAGGATTAATAGCTTGTCAAACTTTGGTTTGCTACGGCCATTTTTCCAGTCAGATAGAACAGATTGAGCGATTCCTGTCTCTTTAGATACTTGATAAGATGTTTTGTTACTTTTCTCTAACAAATCAGCAAATTTTTTGTACAAAACTACACCACCTTTCTTTAATATAAGTGTTGAAAATACTACGGAAATGTGATATGCTTTGTTTACCAGACGAAGTAAATAACATTTCCGCAGCGTGCAAAGGTTTTGTAACGCAATTCCTTTGTACGCTCATACTATACTATGCATTTCCGATAATGTCAATAGTATTTTTCGGTTTTTCATAGTATCGCCCGCGGTTTGTGAAAGGTGGACAATTATGTATGAGATTTTTGAACAATTATTACAAAAGAATGGCGTAACGGCCTACAAAGTGTCGAAAGAAACAGGAGTCACACAATCTACGCTTAGCGACTGGAAACGTGGGCGAAGTACTCCAAAAAGTGACAATATGAAAAAAATAGCTGATTATTTTGGTGTAAGCGTGGATTATCTCATGACTGGAAAAGACGAACCCAAACAAAAAGCCCCTGAACTTACTGCACGGGATGAACGAGACATAGCAAAAGACCTGAATAATATTATGCAAAAACTCACTTCTGGAGAGGCGGGGCCTGCCAGTTACGATGGCGAAGAGCTTGACCCTGAAGCTGCGGAGTTGTTCCGGGACGAACTGGAGATAGCCCTTCGCCGTTTGAAAATCATAAACAAGGAAAAATATACTCCCAAGAAATACAAAAAGTAGGTGACGCTTATGGGGGAAATTGAACGAATAAAACGCCTTGTTGCATATTACAAAGGAAATTATGGTACGAATGACCCTTTTGAAATTGCCGACCGTATAGGAGTACTCTATCAGATAGGTAATTGTAAGCATGAGGGCTGTTACATGTTTCTGAAAAACCATCGGTATATATTTCTCAGCAACAAATTAAAAGGGACTGAATTAAAAGTTGTTATGGCTCACGAATTAGCCCATGCCATTTTTGACAGAAAAGAAAATTGTTATTTTATTCGCAATAAAACTTTACTACTCAACTCCAAAACAGAGCGTAGGGCAAATCGCTTCGCAGCGCACCTTTTAATTGACGATGACTTGCTGGAATATTACGAAGATTTTACAAGGGAACAATTCTGTGATTGTACGGGATTTCCGAAGGAACTGATTGAATTAAGGCTATAATATTATCAAGGAGTACGAATGAAAAACAATGTGTCAAAATTTATTTTTACAATAATTATTGTAGCTATTGATTTGAATTTTTGGAGGCATTTCCCTGCCTATGATATGTCAAATAAATTATTTACTATTTTTATTTCATTATTGTTTTTGGGAATTATCGCAAACTTATACCACGGAATAATTTCTTCAAATAAAAAACTAAAAGAGGAGGATGAGATACAAATGAAAAAGAAGTGGTATCTTCAAACATGGTTTATTTGTCTATTATGTGCCCTATGGATGTTTATTGTTCCAGTTATCGTGGGGATAATTTTGCTCATTTTGCAGATTATCGAAAATCAAAAAACAAATAAAAAATATGGTGCAATTGATAATTTAGAGTACAATATTGCTAATTTAAATAACGATATCGCTAATCTTGAAGAAAAAAAGAAAAGTGCTGAACGCTCTCTTTCTAATACTATTTCAGACTTAAATTTCACGATACAGAAAAAGAAAGATGAATGCGATGCCATAGACGCTGAAATAGCTTCGCTTGAAAAAGAGGCTGTTTGCAAGCAATATATTTTTTCGGATTACGATGGATTAACATCTGAAGACTGTAAAAACAAATTAGCTCTTTTAAAAAACGATGAACAGGAAGCAATAAAATCCTCTAATATTTTGCTGATATCTAAAGATGGTAAAAAGAAAGAAATTAATGATAACGCGAAGCAAATACTAAGATGTTTCAACTCCGAATGTGATAACGCTTTGCTGAATCTATCTGTTAAAAATATTGATTCTGTACGAAGTAAAATCACAAAATCATTTGATTCCTTAAACAAAATATTTGCAATTGACGGCATACAAATGACCCAAAAGCTGTTGGAATATAAACTGGAAGAGCTTAATCTTGTATACACTTATGAACAAAAAAAGGAGCTGGAACGCGAACAACAAAGGGCCATAAAGGAACAAATGATTGAGGAAGAAAAAGTCCGGAGAGAGATTGAGCGTCAGAAAGCGAAGCTTGAAAAAGACCAGGCCCAATGCTCGAATGAAATTAATAAGTTAATAAGCTATATGCAAAAAACACAAAATGATATTGAAAAACAGCTTTACGTAGATAAAATTAAAGAACTGGAAGATAGACTAAGGCAATTAGAAGCAGATAAAGCCACTGTCCTTGAAAGAGAAGCGAATGCCCGTGCAGGTTATGTATATATAATTTCAAATATTGGTTCTTTTGGAGAAAATGTATATAAAATCGGAATGACAAGGCGGCTGGAGCCTATGGATAGGATTAAGGAGTTAGGTAGCGCTTCTGTTCCCTTTGAATTTGATGTACACGCAATGATTTTCTCTGATGATGCACCATCATTAGAAACAGCTCTTCACCAAACCTTTGAAAAACAGAGTGTAAATCGAGTAAACCTGCGTAAGGAATTTTTTAGGGTTTCACTTGATGAAATAGAAGCTGTTGTTAAAGAAAAATATAATAATACCGTAATTTTTACCCGTGTACCAGTTGCTAAAGAATACAATGAAACATTAGCAATATTGAGTCAAGAACAGTCTGCTTCATAATAGCAAAAAGCCCCAGCGCGCCAACGCCAGAGCTTTTCACATAGATTCATACCGGGACAGGCCCGATACAAATATCCTAAGCAAATATATTGTATCATTCCCGCGCCTGTCTGTCAAAGGTATGGCGTATTTTTTGTACCTTTTTCACGTACATTTAATCAAGGAAGTGATAGACATGAAAAAAGAAGCAGAGTACTTACAAATAGGCGCCGCATACATCCGTGTCAGTACCGATGACCAGACAGAACTCTCTCCAGACGCTCAGCTTAGAGTAATCCGAGATTCAGCCAAAGAGGACGGCTTTTTCATACCAGATGAGTTCGTCTTCATTGAAAAACGCGGTGTCTCCGGGCGCCGAGCCGATAACCGAGAAGAATTCCAACGTATGATCGCTACTGCAAAGTCACAGACACCCGCACCTTTTCGTAGACTTTATCTCTGGAAATTCTCCCGCTTTGCCCGTAACCAGGAAGAAAGCACCTTTTACAAAGGAATCCTTCGAAAAAAATGCAGCGTAGACATCAAAAGCGTATCTGAACCGATCGCAGAAGGAATGTTCGGCCGACTTATAGAAACGATCATCGAATGGTTTGATGAGTATTACTCCTTTAATCTGTCTGGCGAAGTTCTGCGTGGCATGACAGAAAAAGCATTGCGCGAAGGTTATCAATCCACCCCTTGTCTGGGATATCAGGCGGCTGGTGGCGGCAAACCCTTCATTATAAACGAATCCGAATATGCTGCCGCGGAATACATCCACCAAGCTTATCATTCAGGTGCAGACATGCGCGCCATCGCAAGGAGTGCCAACGATCACGGCTACCGTACCAAACGTGGAAATCTTTTTGATAAAAGAGCCATAGAAGGCATTCTCAAGAACAAATTCTATGTTGGTATTGTAACATGGAATGGCTTCACCTTCCAAGGCCCGCACGAATGCAGGACTTCCATCACTGCTATCTTTGAAGATAATCAGACACGTATGCAGCGAGAATACAAACCATTAAACCGCAGAGAAACCTCTTCCTGCCTCCACTGGGCCTCTGGCCTATTAAAATGTGGATACTGTGGCGCCAGTCTCGGCTATAATAAATCAAAAAACACTGGTCGAAATCCCAGCTTCTTCCAATGTTGGAAATACGCCAAAGGTATTCACGGCGAATCCTGCAGCATTACGGTAAGCAAAGTGGAAAAATCCATATTAAAATCTCTGGATATGGCTGTAAATGATCCTCACATCAAGTACGAGTATGTCAGGCAATCCGTTCCAGACTCTGATGCCTCCATATCAAAGCTAGAATCTGCGCTCTCCCGCCTGTCTATCAAGGAGTCAAGAATTCGTGACGCTTATGAAAATGGGATTGACACATTAGAAGAATACAGAGATAATAGGGGTAGGCTTAAGAAAGAACGTGAGGAACTGAACGCTCAGCTTAAAGAACTGAAGGACGGTCCCGCCCGCAACGCGGAAGATGATCGTAAGGCATTGCAAAGCAGGATCCAGAACACCCTCGATCTTCTGAAAAATCCGGAAGTAGGCTATGAAGTCAAGGGTAATGCATTGCGTGGAATAGTCAAAAAGATTGTGTACGATAAAGAACACGGAAAACTAAAATGCTATTATTATATACCAATTTAATCCGGAAGGCCCACGATACGCGGCTTTCCGGCTGCTTATCTGTTTTTGAACTCTGGCCCTCCGGATTGTAAAAACAGATAATGTATTAAGGTATCTGGCTGCATACTCTGACAGTGTGAAAAATATAATCATAAGGGAAAGAAGGGGAAAAATGAACAGAACAGACGAAATGTTTTTTGAGATGATTGAAACATATCAGCGACATGCCCAGGCTGTCAAAAACGCAAAGTATCAGGAGACTCGCGAGATGGCTGAGATACTCCTCAACATGGATATTACCGCCATGTGGTGTTTGACACAGCGTATACCGGACACCAGAAGCCGACTGGTATAACGTTGTACGATGCATATATAAAAGTCGTCCAGGTATGGGGATTGGGATATACCTAGACGACCTAAGAGAAGGGTTGACAAAAGAATTATATCACTATATACAAATAAATCAACACCATTTTATACTTTATTGTAATTTTACACAAAATGCGGCCTGCCAATACAGCTAAGCCGCAAATTAGAAAAGCAAAATCGAGCGTATTATATCACATACATATAGTTTTGTAAAGGACTTTTTAGGTTGCGTCAATGATCATTAACACATTTCTATATTCAACATATAATGATAGTGCAGGTGGAGATATGATGAACGGTGGGCGGCTGTGTGAACTGTCATTTCATGATTTTTATCCTTTGTAAAATCCACCACATTAAGCCTGTTTGACGTGTATAATAGGCTGATATAGCCCCGGAGCAATCTGGGGCTATTTTATCTTATCTTTTATTCTGTCATATCATTTTAGGTGTCTCTACTACTGATCACCTATATGAATTACGCGCAAAAACCGCCCAGTGTAAGGGATGCTGAGCGGCTTTGCATGAATACTCTTACTGGACGTGCCAGAAAGATATAATATAATACGAGCAAATTTATTATATCATTTCTGTGACCTTCTGGCAAGAGGTGTGTTTAAAAAATCGACGGTCGTGAAGCACCCTTAGAAATAAGGCGGCCCAAGCGGACCGCCCTTTTCTTACCACTCAAACTGGCGGCTGAATTTTCAGCCGTGAGATTCTCAATTGCCTGAATTACATTTTTGTGTTCCTTCTCAAAATGCTCCGCTACTTTCAGACTCGTCGTGATTAATTTTTCCTCATATCTCTTACCAATAATTTCTACTAACATAAAATTCATCCTTTCTCTGATTTTATTTGCGCAATAGAAAAGCCCCGGGATTCCTCCCGAAGCTTAAAAATTCGTTATTTAATTACTCCGCCAATCCTCGGCCACCGCAGCGCTCCGTCCTGATCCGGCGTCAGCGTCACCAGCTCCACGATCATGCGGCCGGCCTTAGATTGCCCTTTCTGCTATAATTGCGCACCATATTTTGATATTACCTGACAATATCACAATCAAAACTTCTAAAATACATATTCTATATATTGTAATCAAAAAGCAACTATATACCTTATCTAGTGCTTGATTTTTTTCTACATTTTTTGTTATAATAACGATACAGGAAGGAGTGATATTATGTATAGCTATAATGCGTATAACAGTTACGGGTATAGACTAAAGCATTATTTTGCCTCTGGACTTTCAAAAATCATAGACTTGGGAAACTTTAATCAAATTGATTATCCCAAATACATGACAAATGAGGACGCAGTAAATTTTGACGCAAATGAATTAAAAAAAGATTTTGAAACCGTTGGAAAAGACATAGGAAAGGCACTCGATTCTTATGGCAGAGAATACCCCATGTGATAGTGAAATACTTGCATCATCAGAAACTGCCGCAAGTAAAAATCCCACTCCAGATTCCGGTGAAACGTATCTTATTGCGCAAGAAATACGAGCTGAATTTTCCGGACCGCTACCGCACCCTGAAATTTTAGCTAAATACGAAGAAGTACTCCCCGGCGCTGCAACAAGAATATTTGAAATGGCAGAGGCACAATCTAGCCATAGAAGAGACATGGAAAAGAATAGTCTAAATCTCGCAGGGAGGGATGCTTTACTTGGGATTGTACTTGGTTTTATAATTGCTTTATCTGGTATTATTGGCGGAATATCAATTATTGCATTTAATCCAGACTCCGTTGGTGCGGTTATTAGTGGAAGTGCCATAAGCGGATCCTCACTAATCGGAATAATAAGAACTTTTGTCATTGGTTCTAAAAAGCAAGAAAAAGAGGATAATAATAGTAGTAATGACTAAAGAGCCAAATATCGGCTCTTTTTTCTATTACCAATCAAACTTATACTTTCTCCTTTCAAAGTCGTACTCTTCCGCGATCCGCAGCACTCCCCTGGTGTCAGTAATCATGCACTTGCCCTCGTCGGATCCCTTGACCGGACAGAGCAGGAATGCCTCTCCTGCCGGATCAACCTGGTAGCCAGTAAGCATATAGCCCTCAGCATCAAACAGATACCACCCACACGTACCGTCTGTGGCCTCCCGGAGCCAGTACCAGCCGTTGCAGGCATAAGAACCGTCAGAATACTGATACCACCATCTCTGGCCGTCTGCCGCCGGCTGAAAGCCCTCATGATATGTCACCGGCGCCTGATCTGCTGTGTAGTCGATATCACAGAGTTTCAGCACCTTCTGCCAAGGCGTGGCGGATACCTTGCTCCGGATCGTTCCATAGTTGATCCCTTTGGCCTCAATACAATATCCGTCACCAATATACACGCCGATGTGCCCTGGCTTCCAGAGCGCCCAGCCGATCATAGACTCGTCCAGGTGGTTGATACTCACCCGCTCCACCGCCGTGTCGTGATAGTTGTAGCTGCCACGGATCCGGCCAGTGTAATCACTGATAAGGCCACTGCAGTCCAGGCAACGCCGGCCGATGTATTTGGCAGCTTTAGCTTTATAGGCTGACGTATATGTACCCGGATTCTCCCGGGCCAGCCTGTCCAGTACCGCCTGGGTGAGGATTTCTCCTTTTGCTCCAAAGACATACGGGGTTCCCAGCTTACTCTTGCAATGTTCTATCAGTCCATTTCTTGTCTTACTCATAAATAACCTCCAATCAAAAAAGGCCCAGGAATCCCCAGGCCCCAAAATCTTGTGACGTCACAAGTTGTGATATTACAACTTTTTGCGATCTCGCAACAGCTCCAGCTCTCACCCTGCCGGCGGGAGTTTCGACCGTCGAAACTATTTCTCACCCGTATCTGCTCCGGCGCTGATAAGCTTTTCTGTGATCGCTAAACCCTTAATCAGGAAATCAGGAACATTGATGCCATACTCCACCAGATTCTCTAAGATACTGCGGATCTCATTAATCAGAAGCGTCGCCAGGGTAAACCACCCCAGCAGTGCCAGGAAACTTAAATTGACCCCCAGTAAGTCCTGTCCCAGATGAATAAACAGTTCCGGAATCATGAAAGCCACCAGGACGATAATCCAGTATCCTACCTTCTTAACAATTCCTACAATCCCGATACTGCTCGACTCCTTATGCGTCTTCCTGGCCTTTGCCCAGCCTGTTATGTAGTCCAGTGCATTACAAAGTAAATATCCAGCAAAGACGTACCAATACACTCCGAAGATCGCTGTCAACACGGTTACTACTGCTCCTACAACTGCATTATACTTATCAATAAATTTCATAGTTCATCTTCTCACTTTCTTCTATATTATTTTATATCGCGGCCTCTCCTCACCCCACCACCAGTACCGCAGCCAATCGTCCATGACGATTCCGGCCAGGCTTACCGGCAGCCACAGAAGACAATACTGCGGGCATATCTGGCCGAGTATATTACCAGGCAGCCCGTTGTAATTCCACACATTCCAGCCCAGCCATAGGTTGACCGCACAACCGGTCAGGAACTCCAGTACTGTGATGATTCCAGTGCCGATCAGGATCTGCTTCCACAGCGCCATGCGCCACGGCAGTATCTCATTGATCAGCCCCAAGCAGATAAAGCAAGTCCCGCCCAGTAAAAACATGGTCCAGTGGCTCCGGACACGCCAGACCATCTCCAGCACTACATACAACAGACCGCCGGTGTACATTAATGCAAAATACTTACGCATGATCCTTATCATCTTCGGCACCTCCCGCCATAGCAGCGATCTGCGCCAGGTATGACTGCAGCACCTCTGACTGGTATGCCGGCGGGACATCTGCACCGTAAAAAATGGCCTGTACCTCTTCAGCAGTCTGGCAGCCGGCGATCCACATATTAATCGCATTGCAATAGGTCGTGTGGTAGCTAACGTGCCACATGGCTGCAGTAATGATAGCCTGCATATCTTCCGCGCTGTAAAAACGGCACGGCTGGCCGTCTGCATGATACTCAATTTGAGCAGCACCAGAGGTTACCTGAATCTGCTTACCAAAGAGATTAAGCTGGTCTTCGATCGTCAGCGCGAAATGATCGGTACTGCCATCTGATAGTGGAACATTCACGCCCTGATAGATAATCTGCTGGCAGGCTACGGATATCTCCCGGCGTTTTGCGGCCTGCAGCTCCTCCAGTGTTGGAATATATGGCTCCGGCGGTTCTCCCGGTCCCTCTGGCGTCTCTGGTGCTGTGTAGACGCTTCCATCGTTAGACAGGTACACAGTATGGCCCTCATCACGATACACTGTTTCATAACCTGTCAGGGTAGTTGCTTCCGTGCCGTCGTCTGTATAGATGGTGATATTCCCCCATACAGATGGCATGGTATCTGGAAATACAAGCTGCATGACATTTTCCGATACCGGACGGATCGATTCGATCTCAAAAAGAGTCTCCTGATTTCCAATTCTGATTTTTTCCATAATTTTTACTTCCTTTCTTGATTTTTTGTATATAAAAAGGCCCTTTTCGGGCCAGAATTTTCATTTTTATGGTGTTGACTAAATGATATAGTGATTTAG